TGTGATTGATTTCGATCTCCAGCGTTTTTCATACGGCTCGAGTAGGCCGGTGATTGAGTTACCAGCAGATTTTCGGGGAAGTGCGGTTATGCGCCGGGTCATTGAAATCGTGGGGAGAATGCCAACATGAAACCAACATACTCAAGACAGGGCGGTATACTAAATCGCCTTAAGCCAAACTAATCAAATAAAAAGTGATTCCTCTAATAAAGTTGGGACGCTTCGATTTTTTGTGATATAATCTAGACACTAGATACATAACCGAATTTTGCATCTCTGCGTGTTCGAGTCCGCTAGTAATGTCATCCTTTGATCCTACGCTAACAGCTTTAGCAGTATACTCTGCATACAAATTGATCCGTAGTTACATTAAATCGAAAAAAGCTAAACGTACTGAAAAAGGAGAAAATCCTATGAATGAAAACAAAACAAACCTTAAACACAAGTTTTTTAAATCAACAATTTATAACGCATTGTGTGGGGTCATAGGGAATGTCATTTACGATTTTGGAAAAGAGATGCCCTCATTGCAAAACTAACCCGCCATTTGGCGGGTTTTTTGCGTCTGAATGAAGACATAAGTCTACACAATGGCAAATCAATGATTAATGCTTTCGAAAATGCACATGATAACAGGTCGTTCGTTGAACTCACCCTACAAAGCGGTCATCCCATTATTCCCTCGTTCGAGCAAATCTGCCTAATCTATGCCCGACGAAATAAATATCAGCCTGACTTATAATCACTTTCATAAAAATGGAGGCACAGTGAACAATCGATTTACAAGCAAGCATGATGTACATCCTTTAGATCCATACATAAAGTGGTTGGCTAACAGGAAGTTAATGTTAACAGCATGGATAGTAGTAATTTTGGGCGGTGTGTTATCGTCATTTTACTTTAATCAATGGAGCATGTTACCAAGGTTCGGTTGTATCGGCATTATGATAGGGACGCTACTTACACTCTCCCCTCTTTTTTCTGCGGGTATTTACCTTTCTAACTCTGAAGCATTTGGATTTGCAAGTCTTGATGAGGAAAGTAATACATGTGTCACCTCTGAAGAAGGGAGAAAGGTATCTATTAATATCTTATGGGGAGTAATTCTTATTATTATTTCATCTGTAATCAACGCATTTGGAGATTTGATAGGTAATATAGGGGGGGGCAGTTGAGTCATGGACCCGAATTTTGGAGTGCTATTGGTGGGATCGCAGCTGCGATTGCAGCATTCTTGAGCTATAGCGTCACGAAAAAATCTGCCAGATACCAGAATGAGTCATTAATTGAATTAAAGAAAAAAAATACTCTCGATTTGTTATCGTCTTATGCCGACCGTGCAAATGGGGCAGCATTGGGGCAAGATGATTCTGACTGGACGTTTGCACAATTTGCGAATGTCATGCTAGCCATAAAATCAGCTAAATTAGAAATAATGAAGCTGTCCGAAAAAGATTATCTATCACTGCATGATGCGAAGGAACATTTTATAAGCAGTTTAGATCATCAGATAGTTTCTGCGTTTGAAAAGGGCCCTGTTCCTGATGCCGCTTATAAGCCAATGGGACCCATTCAAAGTGCCATGAAAATCGAACCACTTTGGGATGAGAATAAAATATTTTTCAACATGTAGATTTTCGATTTTCATAATAATTTCACTATCATTGTTTATCCCCGCTTCGGCGGGGTTTTCTTCATTTTCTGACCTTCCAGTTCTGATTTAGTCAATTCTAACTTTTCGGAAAAACTTAGTCTATACAACGGCATGGCTTTAGCGAAAAGTGCTATTAACCACTTGAATATGATGCTCAATAGGTATACTGTATGAATGTACAGTATGTTAGTGTAGAGGGAATTATGAAGATAGAACTTACCATCAACAAATCAAAAGACCTGCCTCGTGGCGCCTTACCTGCACTTGAGAAAGAGTTGCTAAAGCGACTTCAAAATCAATATGAAAATTGTTCTCTGGTTATCCGCAGAGCTGGCGGTGATAGCCTGGCTGTTTTCGGTGGTGATAAGGGCGATAAAACGAAGGTGGAGGAAATCCTCCAGGAAACATGGGAAAGCGCTGACGACTGGTTTTATTAATTTTTGGGTATTACTTTGTCCCGTTTGCATGGGGGGAGTTTAAGTGGAACAGAAAGTAGAATTGCCCAAAAAAGGCTACGCAGTCATCAGATGTCACGATGGGGTCATCGTTGCCAGACTGCAATCATTTCCAGAATGTGAGCGTGCCCTGATGTACCGGCGCGGCAGCATGGTGTCTTTCATACCTCTTCAGAATAATGAAATTATTGGTACACCAACGTTGTTTACTCAGATGCTGGAAAGGGCAGGTTATCGCGTCTCTCTTAATGATATTGCATTCACGCCTTAGACCTACTGTATCATGGGGATAAACCATAACGATTACTGAACGGTAGCAAATTTATACTGTGGCATGAAATGACCTTATTGGCTGTAACATGTCGCATATGCTCTTGACTGGTGATTACTCATATCACCCAACTAACTGATTTGTTAACTTTTTTATACAATTGTATTAGTATGGTTATGATTTTACTTCTAAGGATCAGAGTGTATGAATGTTCGGGGAAACGATGGTCGGCAATTAAATGCTGCATGTAGTATTAAAAAAGAAGATGGTTGCTTTGGACTTGTTTTGGAGTCTTGGGGGCCTTCAAGAAGAAATTCTGATTACAATGAAGCATTAGAAATAATTATAGAAAGACTACAGGGAAAAGGTGTTAAGTGCATTATACCTTATATAGCTTCAGCCCCATTAAGGAAAAATATCCCTGAAATAGGGGGGAGAAGGCTATGTGAGACTGGTTATTTTGATATTGATTCTGAGTCTGCTCATTATCTTCGTAATGAATTGTGTAAAATGCAATGTTATTTCAGTAATACTGAGCGACGTGGAACATCTTCAGGGAATAGAACTAAGCGAATATTAATTAGTGTTGAAGGATTCGATGATGTTGAAACGTGGTTTTCGATAGTTGAAGGTGATTTTTCTTACTATAGCGTTCCAACCTTTGATGAAAATGAATTATTGTTCCGAACTCAACAACTAGCCAATTTTAAACTATCTGAACCAGAAGGGATCCAAACCCCTCAGAGCAAGGTTTCTACTCTAAAAATTTATGCAAGATCTCCGGAAGTCAAGGCGTGGATATTGCAGGAAAGCAAAGGAATATGCTCATTATGCCTTAAAACGGCACCATTTCGAATGCCTAACGGCGAACCATTTCTGGAAGTCCACCATATCATTCCACTTAGTGAAGGGGGTAAGGATACGCCAGATAATTGTGCAGCATTATGTCCAAATTGCCACAGAGCGGTACATTACAGTATTGAGGCAAGTTCATTACAAGCAAAGCTCAAAGGACTTAAATCAAGTTTGATAAACACATCATCAGAAGTGATAGATGAAATCTAGATAGAATTTGTTTTTAAATCTGAAATGTATATAGTAATGAAGCTAGCTTGAACACCTAGCAACCTGCTGCGCCACAGGAGAAAAGCCCCATGGCGCAAGATCAATTCAAGCAGTCCCACATACTGACGTTAACCAACGCCAGCGATTTTCTTTTTGCCGCATCCAGAGGTGCGTTATGAAGAAAAGCTGGTTTCAACATACCCAACTCACCACTGAGCAGGCTGACGAACTGGAAGCCCGCTATCGCGCAAAGCAGATAAAGACCGAGCGTAGTCTGGATAATGACTTCATTCACTGGACGATCAGCGCGTTCTTGCCAGAAGCATCTAAGCCTCCGCGTCAGGAGAGAACCTGGCAACAACGGATCTGGAGGTGAATGTGAAAGTCTACGATATCACCCCAATGGGCAAGCCCAGAATGACGCGCGCTGACAAATGGAAAAAGCGTCCCGAGGTTCTGCGTTACCGGGCTTTCTGTGATGAAGTTCGTCTGCAGGGTGTTGAGCTGCCGGAAAGCGGTTCACACGTCACCTTCATTCTTCCGATGCCGGCGAGCTGGGGCAAAAAGAAACGGGCTGAGTTCAACGGTAAACCACACCAGACTAAACCTGATTTCGACAATATGATGAAAGCCCTGATGGATGCTATTTACGAAGATGACGCTCACATCTGGGATTCACGTGTCACTAAATTATGGGGAGAGAAGGGACAAATAATTATCGGGGAGATAGCAGAATGAGGGCGCTGCTTAAACCCGTGGTTGCACGTGAGCTTGGAATTGTGCTGCTCAAGCCGGGCAGCGAGCTGATGTCATTATTCAGTTGTGAACGTGTGTTGGTGGAAAGTCAGCCTGCAAGCATGGAAAGGTTGCCTGCAGGCCCTGTTCCTGACGTTCGCCAGCCGCTGGCCAGTGACGAATCCCTGTGGCCGTTCTTCCAGGATGAAAAAGTTATAAAGGCTGCTGGTGGTTTTAGTGGTCTTGATTACTGGCTTCTGCGTTATGGCGGTAGCTGCTGCCAGTGGCCACACAGCAATTACCATTATCACGAGTTAACCACTCTGCGTCATGAACCCGGATCGGTTCTCCTGTGTGGACATTGTGATAACCATCTGCGTGACCACTACAGCGAACAACTTGCAGAGCTGGCGAGACGTAATGTTATTAACTGGATTATCAACAGCATCATGGTGGCGCTGAATCAGGATCCGTCCAGAGAACTGTCGCTGGCGGAGCTTTGCTGGTGGGGGGTACGTATGGGGGTTACCGACGCAATTCCCGAATCAGTAGCCAGCCGGGCGCTTCGTATTCCTTCAGAAGAGCATCTGTCAGTCATGCGTGAATGCGATATCGAACCGGGGGTAACCGCCACCAGCATCATTACAGCCAAAGCCAGCACGTTAACCGTATACATGCCATCAGCGCAGGTTCCTGCGCTCAAGCCTGTAGTTGGTGTTCTGGTCGATCCAGAGTCCCCGCAAACCTATATAAAACGTCCAAAGCGGATCCGATGGACGGCCCCCGGGTATCTGGAATGGATTAAAACACAGCCCTGCGAATGCTGCGGCAAACCATCAGATGACCCACACCATTTAATCGGCTGGGGGCAGGGAGGGATGGCAACGAAGGCGCATGATATTTTCGCGATCCCCTTGTGTCGTCAGTGCCATACAGAACTACATAACGACCCGGTGAAGTTTGAGCGAAAGCATGTGCCTCAGCCGGTAATGATTATCAGAGTGCTGGACCGGGCTTATGGGCTCGGCGTTCTGGCGTAAGGAGAAGAACAGGATGACACCACGTCAACGCCGCAATCATCTGGAAGCGCTGGGTAAAGCGGCTTCTGCTCCACGCAAAAGCTGGCTGGGTAAATGTATTCTCCTTACAGGGATCCAGTCCGGATGGATTAAATCCCTGCTCACTATATGGGGCGAGGGTGTGGGAGGAAAAACTGCACCCCGTTTGCTGCGAAGTCATGCATGCTGGAATGTTATTAAAGGACGGATTTGGTCAGATAAGGCGTTAGAGCGATTCACTGTTGCGTTAAATCAGGCGAGAGAAGAGGGATTCCGTGGACAGCAGGCAATGAACAGGGCACATAGCATTCTCTGGCCGCAGTCATCCGCTAGTGTGATTGATGAAGCCCTGCATAATGATGATGTCGATTTTGTTGAGCAATGCGTACTGCAGGCGCTGGATATTAATGATCCGGTTTATGTGGTCGGTCTTCAGTATTACACCACCCGAAAAAAAATCTCAGACATAACCCGGGAGTTGCAGGCGATTGCGCCATGGTTAACTGATGGGGAGGCGAGAAAGCGCGTGCGCTGGTGCCTGGAAATATTCAGAGCAAAGGTCTTTTTGGAAGCACGCAAACTGTTATCTGAATAGACTCACTGAAATCATTTTTTAGCTATTGATGCTATTTTTTGATAATGGTGTTGAAAACGGGCCAGAAAATCAGATAATTTATTCATGCTTGGCAGAGCTGCGCCACTATGGCAGCGACAAAAAGCGAACAATTTGAACATAACGAGAACCCCGCCACAGCGGGGTTTTTGGTTTCCGGCGATACGACAGGGGTATTCGCGAGGTGCATAGCACCAGTACCCCTGTCATATCGCCGATCTGAAATCGTTAACTCGAAAACAAGTTCTCACAATCCTTTTTCGTTTCTAACTCAGAGGAAAAATGATAGGGGGTCACTGCTAAACGTAGACATCAATATTTTTAGTATTATTCCCTGCAACGTTCGAACTTGATTTGTCACTTACCGTAGGTAATGCACCCGATGCCATTTGGTTTTTTTCTGCTTCTTGTTTTTGTAATTGAGCAATTTTTGCGTACATAGACTCGATTTGCCTTTGAATCATCTCCATCTGCTGTTTAAGCAGTTTTGCCTCATCTTCGGAGGTTACTTCATTTATTTTTGAACCCATGGCGCTGAGTTCTTTTGTCAACTCACCAATTTGTTTTTTCAGGTTTTGAATTTGTTGTGAAACAGAGTTGCCAGTACTTGAAGGTGCTTGTTTTACTGTGCTTTGCAGTATGTCCTGACCCAAAGTGCTAACTGTCATGCTCATGGTGGTTCCTCCGGCCTTACATTTATTACCCATTATCGTCATCTTTCGAAATTACTTTATAGCAAAGATTAAGTTGTGGCTTCCTGCACCACAGCATTATTTGTACTGCTCTATACTATCTGCTGAGTATCGCGGAGGAGCTTATGAAAGAAGGGTATTACTGGATTCAGCATGTCGGTGTTGTACAGGTAGCGTACTACACGAATGACACTGTTGATGACTTGGAAACGGGGAAAATAATCACAGGTGTTTGGCATCTGACCAGAGGCGATGACATTTGCCATAACGGTGAAGCAGAGGTGTTAGAAGGTCCTCTCTCTCCACCATTGTAAACAACCGTACTTACTTCGAGGCTGCCGCATGGCGGCCTTTTTTTTATTCCCCTCATTCCTGAGAGGACTCACAGCAATTTAGAGGGGGCTAAATGCCCGATCCGATTTCCGGTACTGGGCTGGCTGGTGGTGTCCTGACGGGGGCCAGTGTCTATGAACTGTTAACTGGAACCGATTACGGTGTGGTGTTTGGCGCAGCCCGTTCACGGGTCATAAGTAACGAAGTGTGATGTATATGTAAGATCGTATGCGCCTGTTAGGACGCAACTGGAAACAGAGCCTTATAGGCGTATCAGAAAAACCTCCGGCTATGCCGGAGGATATTTAAATAATTTCACCAGTCTTATAACCAAATTTCTCAAGTTTTAGCCTGGCTTCTTCTGCAATCTGCCATGATGAATTAACGGCTACCCAGATATTAGAATGTGTTTCGGGCTGATTCAGTGTTAAAGAATCTATGAAAACTTGAATCGGGTTTATAAACCCCTCTCTTTTTGTGCTCTCCAAAACAGAGTTAAGACTGTTGCTGATACTTTTACAGGCTTCTGTTAGTGCTGCAATATCCGCATCAAAACTGGATAAGTACACTCTGAATCGTTCATTTTTCCCATTATTCACGATCTATCCTTTTTCATTGGTTGCTAGAACCAAGTAGTAG